CAGATCAAAGAAGCACCAAAACCAACTGCACAAACAAAGAAAGATGAGGAATAACAATGGCAATCTATTTAAATAACAATGTTGGTGTTAAGTTGGCAACAGCAGCAGCCAAGACAACACCTTCTATCGATATTTCTGCATATGTAACCAATGCAGTAATTAATCAGGTAGCGGATGAGCTAGAAGTAACAGCTATGGGCGACACAGCCCACAAGTTTGTGGCAGGTCTACAATCTGGCACTTTGACACTTGACTTTATCAATGACTGGGCATCTGCTCAGGTAATGCAGACTTTGAACGATTGCTTTGGTCAGACAATTTCTGTTTCAATGATTACAGTTAAAGGTACAGTAGTATCAGCAGCGAACCCATCTTACCAATTCTCAATTTTGGTAAATAACCTAACCCCAGTGGGTCAAGGCGGCGTGGCTGAGATCGCTACCTCTTCAGTAACATTTACTATAAACTCCGCAGTAACAGTGTCCCCATCGGTGGCATTCTAACTAAGGAGTAATAATGGCAAAGCTAAAGATAACAAGGGCTAATGGAGAAGTATCAGATCACAAGATAACTCCAGGTGTTGAGTACGCTTTCGAACAGAAATATGGCGCAGGTATTAGCAAAGTCTTGCGTGAGCACGAAAGGCAAACCGAAATATTCTGGCTTGCTTATGAATGCTTACGCAGGGCTGGCGCACAAATACCTTTATGGGGATCTGAGTTTATTGACACCTTAGAGACCGTTGAGGTATTAGACGAAGAAAAAAAATAATACAGCGTGATTCAATTCTTTACAGTATTGCCAGTTTATCGGTAGAGACAGGAATTGCGCCCAAAGAGTTTATTGATATGGATACGGATATGTATAGAGCAATCATACAAGTCCTAACCGACAGAGCTAAGGAGATCAAAAATGCCAGTAGAGGTCGTAGGCGTTAAAGATGTCTTAGCGGGATTAAGTTTTATTGACGAGGATATGCGCACACGCATTAGGGTTGCTATTGATCCTTTAATGCGTGGCGTAGCAACCAAAGCCAAAGGATTTGTACCAAGTAATAATGCAGTTTTATCTGGCTGGTCTAAGCCAATGTCTAGCGATGTATCTTATAGACCATTTCCCAAATATGATGCTGGCGCAGTATTAGCAGGTATTGGTTACAATCCTGGAGAAAACAAAACATTAAGAAATGGATTTAAAGTAAGCAATTATGTTTACAACGTGAGCAGACCTGGATCTATTTATGAAACTGCTGGCCGTTTAAACCCACAAGGTAGAGCACCATTTGAGATGAGAGCATCGCAAGGCGCAAGCGGTCAATACACTAAGCGATCTGCCCGCAGTAAAGCATTTGAAGAATATAAATCTAATAACCCATTTGCTAGCCAACAATTTATAGCCGCATTAGAACCAGTAACATCTCAACCTAAAATACCTGGCATTCGTGGCGGCAACCGAAAAACTAAGGGCCGTTTAATTTACAAGGCTTGGGCGCAAGACAGTTTGAAAATATATGAGGCCATATTAAAGGCTATAGATAATTCAGCTGTAGAGTTTAACAGAAAAACCGAAATCAGAAGTAAGAGGGCAGCGTAATGGCCAATATATTTGTAGCAGCAACCGCAACCTTTAATGGTAAAGCACTTGCTAGGGGCAAAAAAGAAATATCAGCATTTGATAAACAAGTTAAGAAATTAGGCAGAACCTTTGGCGTTACATTTGGCGCAGCATCTTTAATCAATTATAGTAAAAAAGCCGTAGCAGCATTTGCAGCCGATGAAAAAGCAGCCAAAGCCTTAGAGCAACAATTAAAAAATACTGGTTACCAATTTAGTGCTCCAGGAGTTGAAAAATATATATCTAATCTTCAGAGAACTACTGGCGTTTTAGATGATGAATTGCGCCCAGCATTCCAACAATTATTAACAGTTACTGGGTCAATTACTAAAAGCCAAGAAGCACTATCTACTGCATTAAATGTTAGTGCGGCCACTGGTAAATCTTTATCTGAAGTAACTGCTGCAATATCTAAGGGCTATTCAGGTCAAACCACATCATTATCTAGATTAGGCGCAGGATTAAGCAAAGCCATAATTAAAACTGGTGATATGGATAAGATTATGGGCGAACTTAACCAGAAGTTTGCTGGGCAATCCGCAGCTAGATTAGCCACTTATGCTGGCAAAATGGATTTATTAAAAGTAGCATCTGAGAACGTTAAAGAAGAAATTGGTCGGGGTATTTTAGGTGCGCTTGATGCGTTAAGCAAAGACACCAGCATTGAAGACACTACAGCTAAAATGGAAAACTTTGGCAAAGCCACTGGCGATGCAATTACTGGTGTGGGTGTTTTAATTGCTGAATTACAAAAAATACCAGGTGCAAAAAAGGCAACCGATATTTTATTTGGCACAAATATATTTAGCTTACTAGGCAAACTGGCCGAGGAAGAAACAAAAAGCAAGGCGGGAACTAAAGCCAATTTAGAGCCAAGATCAGCGAGCCGTGTTTATGTCCAACAATTACGCCTGGAAAACAAAATAATTAGAGACACCAATAAAGCCAGGGCCGATGAATTGGCCAAACTGAAGGCTAAATCAGAAGTAGATAAACTCAAAGATAAGTTTGACATAGAGCGCATAGGATTGACCCTGGCACTAAACCAAGCTACCGATGAAGAGACTAAATTACGCCTAAGAGCACAGTTAGCAATCCTAGATAATAACGAAGCTTTGGCCAAGAAATTAAATGCTGAGTTAGGCGCTGTTGCCGCCGCTAATGCTTTGGCTACTTCTGCCACTACAGCTGCAGGTGCTTTAAACTTCTTGGCTAGTGGTATGCCAGCGCTGTTTAACTCTTTAGGAGAATTGACTGGCCGAGGCCGTAATCAAATAGCGCCAGATGAGTTTGCTAGAGTGCCACAAGGTGTAACTAATATGGGCGCACAGACCGCTGCAACAGCCGCTGCTACTGCACAAACTACAGCTACATTAACCCTTGATCCAAACGCTAGCAGTGATAAATTGGTTTCTGCCATTGGCGAGTTAGTAAGAGTAAATCTTAAATATGGCAACAAGTTAGTACCAGCGGGAACTATCCAGTAATGGCTGTACCAACAATCAATGCAGTAATTAACTTCTCGACTGGGCCAAGTTTTGCTCAGGCTATGATCTTAGGTACAGGCATATTAGACGTAAACGTATTAGCAGACAGCACTGCAATAATTGTTGATGTATCAGATCAAGTTAATTTAATACAGACTAGCCGAGGCCGTAATGCTTTGGCAGATCAATTCCAAACAGGGCAATTAACTTTACGCATAGTAGATCAAAACGGAGATTTTAACCCGACTAATCCATCAGGGCCATATTACGAATTGCTAACACCTATGAAGAAGGTGCAAATCTCTGCTACTTATGGTGCTACCACTTATAGCCTATTTTCAGGGTTTATTACTTCATACGTTAATACTCAACCGAAGGATGCAACAGAAGTCGCCTACACTACGATTACAGCTGTTGATGCATTTCGCCTAGCTTCTAACGCACAAATATCTACAGTAACAGGTGCTAGTGCTGGCAATCTATCAGGCACAAGAATTAACCAGATATTAGATCAAATCGACTGGCCAGCCACTATGCGTGATGTTGATGCAGGTTTGACTACTATGCAGGCTGACCCTGGCACAGCACGTACTTCCCTTGATGCGATGACTACTGTAGCGACATCCGAATATGGGGCGCTATATGTGAACACAGATGGCGAGTTTGTATTTCAAGACAGAGCAGTAACGGCAGGATCAATCGGTGGCACAGTAACTACCTTTAATGATGATGGCACAGGTATCGCATATGCCAACGCTATGTGGAAATTAGATGATGACTTGATTTTTAACTCTGCTCAAATTAGCCGTACAGGTGGATCACCACAGACAGCCATCAACCAGGCATCTATTGACAAATACTTTATCCACTCATATAACCTGCAAGACCTTTTAATGCAGACCGATGCTGTAGCCCTAGATTATGCAAGGGCCTACGTGGCTAGCCGTGCCGAAACTAAAGTTAGATGCGATGGCATCGAATTGGACTTATATACAGCAAATTACAACGCAGGCATTATTGCAGCCCTAGAGTTGGACTTCTTTGACCCAATCAGAATTGTTACTACCCAGCCAGGCGGATCTACCCTAGACAACACCTTGCAGATATTTGGCGTGGCTACAACAATCACACCCAACAGCTTTAGGGTCTTCTTTACGACCCTTGAACCAGTCATCGATGCACTGATTCTAAATAACAATATATACGGCACTTTAGACTATAATGTGCTTAGTTACTAAGGAGAAATAATGGCCGCTGGATTAGGATTTAAGGATTTTGTTACAGGCGAGGTATTAACCGCTGCCGATGTTGATGGCTACTTGATGCAAGGCGTGTGGGTTTTTGCCAGTGCCGCTGCTAGAGATGCAGCTGTAACATCACCACAAGAAGGTAATTTTGCATATCTTAAAGACACAAACGTAACCACTTATTACACAGGTAGTGCTTGGGCAAACCTAGATACAACAGGTATGACAAATCCAATGACGACTACAGGCGACACTATTTACTCATCAAGCGGATCAACTCCTGCTAGGCTTGGAATTGGAACAGCAGGTCAAGTTCTGCAAGTTAATTCTGGTGCAACTGCCCCTGAGTGGGCAACTCCTGCTAGTGGTTCAATGACTTTGTTAACAACAAACACTCTATCTAGCACAAGCACTACTATCAGTATTATCACCACAGGTTACAAATCTTTGCAAATTGCGATCTTTGGCGTCAATCACGCTTCAGCAGGAAACAACATTACTTTACAATTTAACAGCGTTACATCTGGTTACTTTGGTGCATCTGTTGTTGATTATGGCACAGCGACATCAGGCACTGCTGCTGGCACAGCAATTCCAATTTTATTTGGTAATGGCTACGGCACTGGTGGCGAAAATTTAACTAATATAGAGATACCATTTTATACAAAAACATCCATAAGAAAACCAATAAAGATACAAACTTCATATAAGACAGATGATGTTACAAGAACCACAGGTGTAATAAATGGTGTTTATAGTTCAGCAAATACTGCTGCTATTTCATCAATAACCATAATAAGTGGAGCAGCACCGACAGCAGGCACAGTAGAAATATATGGTATAAACTAATGAATCCAACAAAACAAACTTATGATGAGCAAGGCAATATGACAGAAACTGTTATGACAGATGCGGAATATGCAAACTGGCAACAGGCAGTAGCAGAGGCAAATTCTTATCTAACACAATCTTGAGGAATTGTGCCGATGAAACCTAAATTATGTGCAGCTGGTGTGCAGTTAAGAGATCAAGTTGATACGTGGTTTCCAGATCGGTGTACTAAAAGTCCAGAAGGATGGTTGGGCGATAGTCGTCACTCCGCCAGAAAATCGGATCATAATCCAGACAGGTTTGGGTGGGTCAGAGGTCTTGATCTTAATTCTAGGTTGGAGTCATCCGACAGCCTCGCACCTTATCTGGCTGACCAGATCAGAATCGCAGCCAAACAAGATCCACGCATATCATACGTCATCTTTAACGGGAGAATATGCTCGAAGATATTAAATTGGAAATGGCGTAAGTACAAAGGCATTAACCCACATAAGAAGCACATACATATTAGCTTTACAACACTAGGCGATCTAAATGGCACGCCATTCGATATACCACTAATAGGGGGCAAGATATGAAGATAAGCAAAAAGCAACAGGCAGTGCTGAAGTCATACGCACGTGGCGTATTGGTTTCATTTTTAACATTCTTAGCAAGTAATGAATTAGGTTTAGATCCTGTTGTAGCTGTAGTTATCTCAGCTTTAGCAGGCCCAGCGGTTAGGGCTTTAGACAAATCCGATAATGCTTATGGCATCGGTGCCGATGTCAAATGACACCTACAGAGTGGGCTGGCTTTGGCGCTGGCGTTATCGCCGTGCTATCAGGCGGGCTAGTCGCATTACGTTTCTTAGTTAAAGGCTGGCTCAATGAGTTGCGCCCAAATGGTGGCTCTAGTATGAAGGATCAATTAACACGATTAGAACAGCGTGTCGATGATCTCTTTGTCTTAATCAGTAAGCGATAATTTTAATTATGGCAACCACACGTAAGCGTAGAAAAATTAACAGGCGCAAGGTGCGTAAATCACCTGACCCTTTATCTAAGCTAGAAGTGTTTTATATTGCTAAACACGAAATGTTTAAAGCTGCACGTAAAGCAGGTTTTAGCGAATCTGTTGCGTTGTATCTAATGGATAGTCCAGAGTCTATGCCTGACTGGGTAGTAGGCGACAAGGGCATTATCCCTGTTATTCCTACTCCAGATGAGGATGAAGATTAAGCGTTGGCTAGTAATCTCAGATATCCAGGCTCCATACCAACTGGATCCAGCAATCAAGAATCTAAAGAAATTAGCCAAGCGTGAGCGATTTGATTCAGTATTGGTTGTTGGCGATGAAATGGATTTCCAGACCATTAGTCGATGGGCTGAAAAAACACCTCTGGCTTATGAACAAACTATCCACGCTGATCGTGAGCTATGTAAGCAGATTCTTTGGGATCTCAGCGAGTACAGCCGTGAGTGTCATATCATCAGGTCTAATCATAGTGACCGCTTATTTAATACTCTTTTAAAAACACCTGGCTTACTGAGCCTACCTGAGCTGCAATACCCAAAGTTTATGGGCTTTGCTGAAATGGGTATGACCTACCATAAAACAGCATATGAGTTTCATCCTGGCTGGGTATTGGCCCACGGCGATGAAGGCAATATGAGCCAACACGCTGGAATCACAGCTTTAAACTTGGCTAAAAAATGGGGTAAGTCTGTAGTTTGTGGCCACACCCATAGGTTGGGTATGAGTGCCTATTCAGAGGCCATAGGAAGCCATTACAGGCCCTTATATGGGGTTGAAGTAGGAAACCTAATGAACCGACAGAAAGCCTCTTATTTGCGCTATTCTGCCGCGAATTGGCAGGGTGGCTTTGCTATACTAGAAGCCGTAGGAAAGACCCTGACACCGACCCTGGTGCCAGTTAATAAGGATGGCTCATTCACAGCACTGGGCAGGTATTACGGGTAACATCGTTACCTAATCGTTATACAAATACGCCCCAAAATCATTCACAAAGTCATACACAGGTGCGACACTATTGCCATGCCACGAAACGCAGTAGTGGTCTAGACGGGCTACAAATGAAAATACAGATTGATTTAAAAGCAGCTGATTTTGAACAGCTGTGGATCAACTCAATGGAATGGAAAGGTCAGGATTGGGAGAAGCAGGTAGAACGCTTTGAACCTGCGCCATTGTTTAGTTGGCAGTTTGCATATTGGTTTGACAATTACGCTGCTTTAAAATTGGCAGAGGGTTTTATCAATATATTAGGTAAGAATTACTCTGTACACAGCGATGAAAACACAGGCGATTGGGTTTTGCTTACTAATTACGCTAGTCCATGCCACTTACAAAAAACTTTGGTGAACGCATGAATCCAATAGAAGAATTGAAGAATTTAGGTTATCTGTGGATGTATGCAATAGTCGCTATTACAGCTGTTGCTTGGATTATCTACGAAATTAAAGACACTGCATTCCAGAATGGTTATTGGAAAGGCCGTGCGCAGGGCTGGGAATCACATCGCAGGTTAATGAACACTAAAACAAAGTCAGATGAGGTATTTGACTATGACAAGAACTGAGAAGCTCTTTGCAGATGTTATCGAAACTCTCCACAGTAGAGGCGCTCATTATGGCCACCCAATCGGTAACCATAAAAGAATTGCCGAACTCTGGTCAGCTTACCTTGGCTATCCAATTCAACCGAATGAAGTTGCGATATGTATGTGCCTGGTCAAAATCAGCAGACAAGCTGAAGATCCACGAGTCGATGACAATTACACCGATGCGCTTGGATACATCGCTATTGCTAAAACAGTAACTGAAGCGATGCAAGATGAGGATGGAGTGTGGAAAGATGGCGTTTGATTTAAGTCAATATGAAACAGTCGATGAAAGATTACATAAATGGTGGAAGGAGTTCCCAGATGGAAGATTGGAAACA